CGCTACCAAGCACGATTACCGCTTTCGGCTCGAGCCCATCCATTGAGAGAAGTCGCATGTCTGTGACACAGCCCAAAAACTTCCAATTGCTAGTAGTAGCGCCCGGAGCATCGCTGTCCCAATACGGAACCAAGATAGGGGCCAAAGGCGTTCGAAGGTTGAAACTGTTCTGCCCCCCGAAGAACAAAGCATTCAGCATATTGTCGTCCGTGTCCTGGTCGAATGCCCACCCATGGAGATCCCGCCAGCCAGGGGCGCCGGACGTGAAAGCATTGTCCATTCGAACGTACGAGACCGTTTGCGACGACTGCGAGCTGTCAAATTGGAATGGAGTGTGGAACCTCTCGAAACCGTCGATGTACGTCGAGGTGACGTACTGCCCGCCATCATACGTTCCGGACTTTTCGATCGTGCCGAAAGCGATATGCCAAAATGTGTTCGTTGTCCCTTCAACCCACCCATGGATGTACCGGGAGCCGTCCGTGTTCTGCCCACTATATAGGCTATAGGCAATGTGTGACCCGCTAAATCCAAGATCGATGCTGTGCCCAGCAAGAGCGCCGCCATGTCCCATTTGAACTGTTTCGGCACGAGAACTCGAAGCCGCGGGTGATCCCGTGTGAGCCCAGAACTGGGCACCGACGCCGCTATCCCCTGTGCTGGGACAAATCTTGATTTCCGCGCGGTCCGCCGGGGTGTTGTGTGCGACGAAGTTGAACTGCGCATCCTCCACGCCCGGCAAAGTCGCTCCGGGATCTAGAATGCTGGATTGCGCGCCGGATGTATCTTGCTCGACCGGAACGCCAGCAGCTGCTGCGCCATTCGTGCGAACAGAAGTCCACCCGCTCAGAACGGCGAACGTCACAATCTTATCAAGGAAATCTTGCGGGGATGTCGAAACGCCTGTCTCGTATGCCAAGGTCTACTCCTACGAAAGTCGAAGAGCCCAGAACGATGTCCGAACTGAGTCATTGAAGTTGCTCACCACGAGATAGTCTTGCCCTGAAATGGTGATGATCGTCTGTGCTGCTTGATTTGTGCCCGTGACCATGAAGCATCCTTCGGGCACGCCATATGCTTCTGTCGCCAATGGGTCAACAGAACCGATACCACTTTTGACGTAGCAGATGGGGAATATAAAATGATCCCCGCTATCCAGGTTCTCGTGTCCGTCCCAAACGTTCTTGGAGAATCCTAGAACATCTGTGTTGATCATGGGCCATGCTGCGACATCATCGTTCGGCCCGAAATCCGCCCACGTACCTCCAGGCAATCGAAGCTCCCCGTTACCGATCGAATTCGCGAAATAGATCCCATGCGATCGTGTTCCGGGACTGTTGAACGCAAAGGCACCTGACCCTTCCGCTATAATTGCCATCGGGTAAGCCCATTCGGCCGGAGTGGCGTATGGCAAAATGAATCCTTGGTACATGCTGTTCATTGAGCCGAGTGCGTCATGGACTACTACGTAACGCCGAGAATTCAGAACGAACCAATACTCTTCATCCAGATTCGTGTGCGCTGTGTAGATTAGAAAATCATTCACACCTGACTGAGAATCCCAATTGGCGGTTGGACTGAAGCCCGTGTATCCGCGGAGCCTCCAGTTCCATTGCTGACTGGCCGGGGTTTCGGAAAACAAAATACCAGCATAAATCGCATCCGTACCCGATCCTGTCCCATGCCAAATGAGCGCGCCAGTTGTTCCGATTGTGCTCGTGTTATTGATAGGCGCGTAGGTATCCGTGCCCCCGCCTGAACCAGCCTGAGATTGAGTGAAGGGGCTCCACCGATCAAGCACCCAGCGATCCGCCGAGGGGAGGGTATTCAACGTAACTGGGATGGTCCACGCGTCTGAAGCGATGAACGCCACGCCACCTACAGCGATCGTGAAGGAGATCAGAGATGTGATCGGATCCCCGCTCGTGGTGTAGTTCGTCCCTACCGTCCCTGCGGATTGCGCGCCGCTAATTGATCCCGTTACCGTGAAATTCGTTGCGTCTATAAACGCGATCGTCCACGTTTCGGCGGGGCCTCCGACGCCCCCGGCATCCAAGTCGTCGATCGTTCCGTCCCCTGTTCCGGCGTAGGCCACGGCGCCGATGAGGGGTCGACCAGTTCCGTATTGGACCAGTCGTCGATACATGGCGTGATGCGCGTCCTGCTGCACGACCTGATTCGTGTTCTGACGCCATATCGTGGCCGAAGTGTTCCCCGTGACGAAAGCCATTACGAGATGATCGCTTTCAGCTTGGCAGAATTCCGTTGCATCACATTCATGATCGCGGCCTCCGAGTCTCTTGAGTTCAACGCTTCCGGTATAGACGCCGGGTCGTCGACGTTGACGACCTGTACGTTCACCGGGGGCGGTGCGGCCATTGCGCCGAGGGTTTCGTTAGGCACAATTTGCCCACTTGACGGGGGAACGAACATCTCCGGCCCCCGCTCGCCGACGAGGAACGCTTGATTCGGATTGACCGCGCCGCCGCTTGCCTTACCCCCACCGAAGAAGCTACCAATACCACCACCAGCACCGCCAAGCGCCGAAAGCGCCTTCATGATGAGTATTCGAGTGATCACCTTCTGGATCTCTTTGATCGCTCCGCTTGCGAAGTCCTTGAAGCTGAATTTACCAGTCTGGACGAACTTGTCGATGGCACTGAGCCCCTGATCGAGAATGTTCTTAGTCGCGTCACGCACGAGAGTGAACTCATTCCCCAGGCTCTCACCGAATCCGGCGAATCCCTCTCGTACCCCGGTAGTGAGCGCCTCCGTGCCCGTAAGCGTATTATTAAATTCCCGCATATTGAGCAGGGCTTCCATGGTCTTGTCGCGCACCAAGCCCTGCGCGGCTGCGAGCTGATCCAGGCTGATTGCGCCGACTTCTGCCGCAGTAGCGAGAGATTGAAGCTGCTGTTCCTGCTGAGCGTATGCCGCGGACACCGGATCGACTTTGTTCTTGAGTTCGGTGAATGTCTTCTCTCCGAGCTGCCTCAGGATGACATCTGACTGCTGCTGTGAGATGACGCCTTCATTGACCGCCAGGTTCAGATCGCGCTGCGCATCCGCAAGCGCCTGCTGCGACGGCGTCAGCCCGTTCACCGACTGCCGCAGCCCATCGACGATGTTCTTGAGCCGCTCCTGCTCCCTCGTCAACTCTGCTACAGCCGCTGCGCCTGCCGTCGTTGCGGCCGGATCAACCCCACCAGCGGCCGGGGCCCCTCCTGGAGCAGCATCGGCTCGACCGGTGGTTCGCTCAGCTGCGCGTTGAATGATGTCGCTTGTGCCAAGTAGCTCGCTTGCCTTTATCCCGCTCATCTCTTCGCGAGTGATGCGGGTGATCTCAGCACCGAGACCGTCCAAGGGACGAACAATGTTCGATCTGATGATTTCACCAAGGCGCACGCCAGCGTTGCCTGGATCAGCAATCAGACGGGGAAGCTCACGAATCAAATCCACTAGCGTGACAAAAGGTGACTGAATAACGTCCACCAGACGGTTGAAAATCAACGATATGACGCGAGCCATGATGTTCGCGCCAACCACCATGTCGTCGTAAGCCTTGAGGATCTTTACGCCCAGTGAGAGATTCGCCTCGGCCTCCTCGAGCTTTCTGAGCGCTTCGAAACCTGCGTCTCCAGCCTCTTCGGCCGCCTCGGTACCCGATTCAAAGAATCCCTTGATGTCTCCCCAGACGGTTGCGGTGATATCTCGAAGCGTGGTTTGGGATTGCCCGAATGAAATGACGTCGTCTCGCGCCGATATGAGCGCAGCGCCCATAGCCACAATAGCAATGGCTGCTACACCAACAAAACCAAGCGCAATGACGGCTTTGCCCGCGGAGACGGCCACGGCGCGCAATCCGGCAGCGAGAGCAAATGCGGCAGTCCTCATGCCCGCCATGCCGATCGCGAGTTGCTGCACGATTCCTAGCCGGAGCAAAGCTCCAGTGGCGACGACTGCAGACTTACTCAGGCCGATGAGAACGGCCACCCCTTCGACCGCGGCGAGGCGGGCGAAGTTGGCCATAGCGAATGAAACTCCGGCGATGCCAAGCGCAAGCACACCAAAAGCAGTCCCGGCTCCGAGGATGGCGCCGATGAGTTGCTGTATCGGTTTGGGCAGGGCAGCGAGTATGCGGAACGCATCCCTCGCGCGTCGAACCAAGAATTCGAGTGGCCCGAGCAGCGTGTCGCCAATCGAAATGCCGGCGCCTTGGACCGCGGAACTCAATTCGCGCAGCGCGCCGTTGAACCCCTTGAGGACCGTGTCGGCCGCGTCCTGCGCCGCGCCTTCGAAGTCACCAATCTTCTTGACGAGTACGTCGATTTTATCGCCTTGCGAGATCAGCGCGCCGATCGCACGCGAACCCTGCTCCGTGAAGATGTCGCCGATCCGCGTTGCCCGTGTAACGTCAGATAGGCCTTTGGTGGCTTCGCGCAGGTCTGCGACTACTGTCAAAAGGCCCCGGAACTTGCCCGCGCCGTCGAACACCTCGACACCGAGTTTCTCCAAGGCTGCCTTTGCCTTCGGAGTCTGCTCAGTCAAGTTGCTAAGCATGCGCTGGAGACCACGACCTGTACGGGTTGCCGGGAACCCCGCATTGGCCAGTGCCCCAAGGGCGACGTTGACCTCGAGAAAGTCGATTCCGAGCTGGCGCGCTTTCGGTGCCACGAAGCTGAACGCATCCCCCAGCCCCTGGATACCGGCCTGGGTGGATTGCGCGGTCCGAGTCAGGATATCGGCCGCTTCGCCGATCTTGTCCACGCTGAGGCCGAAACCCGCGATAATCGTAGTGACGATCTTCGCCGACACCCCAAGCTCCAGGCTGCCCGCGGCAGCGAGGTTCAGGGCGGGCGTAATGGCCCCCAGCTGCGTTTCGATGCTGAGTCCGGCCTTGGATAGCAACTCGAAGCCATCGGCCGCCTGACTGGCGCTGAAGGCCGTCTGAATGCCGAGCTGCTCTGCAGCATCTTTCACCGTGACCATCTGTTCGGCTGTGGCCCTGGAGACGTTCTGGACGCGGTTGAGTGAGGCCTCGAAGTCGCCAGCGATCTTCACGGCCGCTACCAAGGGGAGGCCAAAAGCGACCGTCACAGCGGCTCCTGCGACGGCTGCGGCCGACGAGAGCGCATTGAGGCTGGTGGCCGCTCTGAGCGCCCCTACGTTCAGCCTACCGGCCCCTACAGCGCCTGCTGTGAACTGAGCTGCGCTGGTGGCCGCTGTGGCCCCCGCACGCCGCGTGCTGCCGTTGAGCTTGTTTAGAGCGACAGAGCCGGATTGAGCAGCGATGCTGATCTTCGCCAGGTCCCTGGCGACGGTCCGCGCGCCTCGCGCTCGTACGACAATGTCAAGAATCTCAGCCAATCAGACGTTCCTCCGACGCTTCAATACCCGCCCACGCTCGATCGCGCGCATCCCTGCGCTCTTCGACTCGGCCACAAAGCCCGCAGGGGCCTGAGACGAGCTGCCGGCATCCAATTTCTCCAGATACGGGACTTTCTGACCGCCGTTCGCGATGTGGATTTCGGTTTCTGAGTCAATGCCCTTGACGCTCGCCGTGATGTCAGCGACGGTCTCGCTCTCAGAGCGAATAGATCGAACGCTGAGATCTGGGGAGTCGGGACTCGCGACCCAGTTTGATCGCGCGAGCGCAGTATCGACCGGCGTGGTCTTCACCAGCTTCTTGCCGATGGCCACTGCAGCCTTCGCCTTGATGTCAGCTACGTTAGAGGTAACTCCCCTTGCCAGGGCTTCCATGCGGCGGGCGAACACCTTTGGGCTTGCCATTCTTCAACTCCCGAGTCCGTCTCTCCGCCTGATCCTTCAAAAACTCTTCATCCATCTCTCGAATCAAGTGCATGAAGTCTTCGTAGAGGATCGAATCCGATCCGTATCCGTTCTGGTACGCGTAGCCGTTCATGACCTGCCAAGGAATGGGGCCGGCGCCCGCCATGTGAATTTGACGAGCAGACCCGAGGATCCAGAAGGCCGAGATGAACTGTTCGAGATACTCGTCGAGGAGCGGTTGCTGAAGGTGCTCGGGAATCGGCTTTCCGCGCAGCCGATAGTTCTCTCGCAGCAACTCACCATCCTTGGCGTAGGTGAGCTGCCACGAAAGAAAATCCCTCAGCTTTTTGCGTCTTCTTCTCGCGACTCGACGACGAAGTTCGTGAAGGAAGTCGCCTGCGTGCGGATGTCCGCAAACAGCTCGGGGAGATCGATGAGAAGCTTCTTGACGTTGTCCTGGGTGAACTCCAGCTCTTCGCCGTCGCTGCCCTTGACGTTGTTCCACCCGAGCACAACCGTCTCCGCGAAGGCTTCCGCCATCAGCCGATTCGCGACGTCGTCGTCCATCGTCCCGTTCTGCATCTGCATGCGATACGGCCGCATCAGCGCCTGGAAGCGCGTCTGGAATTTCGTATTCGATCCGCCCGCGCGGGCGATCACGATCGTACCCGCCTCTCCGTAATCGAGGGCGATGCCATTCTTCTCCAGGGTGGAGTCGGTCGCGAACATTTCGTAGAAACTTGACTTTGACATGGGGGTTTCCTTTCGATTGAGGTTGTGAAATCTGGCTCCGCGGGGAGGGCTCGAACCTCCGACATCCGGTTTAACAGATCGGCGCTCTACCAACTGAGCTACCGCGGAACAAAGAACGCGACCGAATCCCGTACTCTTCGGTCGCGCGACCATTCGACGAGTACGCGTTGAATGACCAAAAAGGCCGGGGAGCACGCTCCCCGGCCGGACCTACTACTGGACACCTCGGAACCGCAAGTACTTCGCGGTGTAGTTGAGGTTGGGCTCGCGGATCGCCTGATAGCCCAGGTTGATGGTGACGTCATCGTTCTTCCCGGGCACTTCCGGCGAGCCCTCGGAGAACTTGATGCGCGGGGCATCGAAGATGATGACGTGAGCGCTGTCGTCTTCCAGGCGGAAGTCGAACGACGTCTCGGTGTTGCTGACCACATCGCGCGCGAGCGCGGCGCTGTCGAAGTAGGTGTTCAGCGAGCCGGTCAATCCGAACTCGCCGACGCCGATGTCCACCGCACCGAGGAACCCGACCGCTATGAGCTGGCGAAGGTTGTTCGCCACTTCGATACTCGCTTCGAGCACGAAGTTCTCACCCGTGATCGGAGTCCCACCGCGAGCGAAGCGCCCCACGTTCGAAGACGTGTTGAGCACCTGGCGCGACGGAGCCGGGACCGTGGTCGCGCCGGTAATGCGGCCCGCGCCGTCCACACTGAACTTCGCGGTCGGCGTACCCGAATCGGAGAACGTCTGATCGAGACCGCTGAAGGTGAAGCTCACCTGAGCGATGGCCTGTGCGGCGGCCGTGAGTGTGAACCCTTCGATCACCATCCCGAGGAAGTACTCGAAGGTGACGGGCGAATGGTCGGTGTACTCCCGCTCGAGGAAATAGCTCTGGCGGTTCGAGCCATTCACGAGCCGTTCCCCGAGATAGATGTCCACCGCGCCTGCCGGCGCGTCCGCGCCCCAGCCACTGGGCACGATGTCAAACGTCAGGAGATTCGCCGATATTCCTGCGAACGCGATGCGGCAGTAGTCGTCATTGTCCGGGTTGCCATCGAATCCAGCGAACTTCACCCAATCCCCGGCTTCGAGCCCGAGCGTGGTGAAATTGAGGATCGTGGAGCTGATGCTGTTCGGCCCGGTCAAGGCGTCGATGTCTCCCGCGGCGCTGCGTCGACCAACCACGTAGGACGTTGCGCCCGCAGGCGGAGTCTCGTCCACGAGGTTCTCGTTCGTCACGTAGTCCGTCGCGGCACTCGAGGACAAGACGGTGAAGAACCCGTTGTTCCCCGCGTTGCTGAAACCTTCGTGACGAATGATGTCGTCGACCACCGGCTGATCGCTCTCGTCGGTCACCGTGACCGTATCGGTCGCCGTGAGGACGTCCGTGATCTGTGTCTCGACCACGGTGTTCGTGCGGGCGAAGCGCGTCTGGAACAGGTTGAAGAACACCCCTTCCAGGAGAAGATCGTGAACCTCGAACGCGTGCTCCGAATTGATATCGCCCGACGCTTCCGCGCCTACCAAGACGAGGTCATCGATCTGTCGATCGGCCCGGATCTTTTCCGAGACGATTGTGTTGGGGTTGAACGCCAAGTTCGGCGCGCCCGTGATGTCGAGTTCGAAGAGATTCGGGGTAGTCGGAGCAACCCCGAGATCGCTTTCCTTTGCCGCGCGAATTGCGACTGCGTTGGTATCAGACACTGAAGTGTCCTCCCGTTTGTTTTAGGTCACTCGGTCGAAAGTGAAGTCTACTTCGACATTGACCTGAGAATACTCACTGTCCATGCCCACCTCACGCGCGCCCGCATCCCGAAACCAGATATTGCCAATTGCGCCGGCATCCTCGAACGCCTCAACGAGAGCATTCGACACCTGATCGAGACTTTCCATCCCGGTACCTACCGGAGCGAAAATTTGAACGAAGACCCGCCCCGGTCGCCGGAACCGATGTCCCGATCCGAGCGAAGCCCTCGTTCCTTGAAATTTTCTGATATGCAGGCGGCCCCATAGCGCAGGGGTTTTGGGCCGTTGGCTGTCGAGATTGTCGTATTCGAGAGGGGCACTTGACGTCGCTGTATTCCAAGCGGCCAGCACAAACGCGCTGAGTTCGTCTCGTGCCTCAGTGAACGTGTTTGCCATCAGCGTGAAATCCCCAGGAGGTAGACTATGGCGGTTGGGCCAGGCTTGATGAGCTTGACAGAGCTGATCGCCCACTCGGTCGAACCATCGATGAGGGTGTCTTCTATCGAGATGCCGTTAGGCACTGACTTCGCCGGGATCCACGCGTTCGTTTCGGCCTTCTCGATCGAGGTGCGATCTTCCACCGACAGCCCCTGAGAAATCTTGACCATCAGCTCTTCGAAAGTAGTCGCGCCCTCTTGGTCGAGGAACACGGCCTTCGCGGACACTGTCGTAGTGCTTGCCGTCCCATCTGTCTTCCAAGGGGTCGCGGGGTCGACCGGCGCGGGCACCACGGTCTTCACCGTCACCGCCCGGCCATTCTTGTTGATCAGCCTCTCGGCCAAGTCTGCGAAGTTGTCATGGATCGCCATCGCTACGCCCGAATGACCGTGTCGCCGGCCCCGCCGGGTGCGGCAAGTCCGGAATCCCGGACGCACTCATCGGCCGCGCCGTAGTTTCGCCACTTGACTGTGGTCGGCCGCGAGCCCGAACCGAAGAAGCGGGTCTCTTCCTTCAGCGGCCCGAGTTCCTCCAGCTTACGGGAGATGATTCGGCCATCGTCTTCCTGTGGGTTCGTGTCGAACATGAGCGCGACGGCCTCATTGGTCAAGGAATCGATTGCGCGCACTGCGTAGAGGATCTGGCACTCGATGATCTTGTCGGGCACCGTGTCCGTGACGTCGACGCCATCTGAGTCGTAGAGTATTCCGCCGTCGATGAACCTGGGGAAACACAGATCCTGGGGCGTCTCTTCGTCGGTGATGATCCCGCGCCAATCCCATCTACGGCAAAGGTAATCCGTCGCGATGATCAACGCGGCCACCCTGTTCGATTCGTCCGCGTCGATCCACGCCTGGAATGGTCCCGTCTGCCGAAGGTTCGCGTAGGCGTTCACTGTGGCGATGTCAGTGAAGGAGTTCGCGCCCGCGATGATGGTACCATCTTCGACGATTAGATGTGCGGATTCTGTTAGGCCGGTCGCCATTCGTTCCCCTTACGGACCAGGCGCGATGTTCTCGCGCACGAGTTCAAATTTGCCATACATGACGGTGGTCGTCAGAGACGAGAGTACCATCTGAAGTTCGTGGTAGTACTCCTTCGGCGCCGTGAGCCCCACAGTATCCGCGCTAGCGAGAGCAATCGAAATCGTCCCATCCACCGCGGATACAATCGTGATTCCCGACCCAACAGTCTTCGCCGCAAACACGGGCGTCACGCCCTTTTTCGGCTGAGAAGGCGTGATGTTTAGATCTATCGCCGTGACCACCCACGTCATCGTAGCGCCCGCGATATTCACAGGGGTACCGGTCTCGTCTACAATCGTTCCAGTGATGTTGCGATCGTCACCGCGATGAATCTGTATGTCTACTTCGGTTCCGAGTGCCACGTATCAAGACCCTCCGCGTTTCAAGTTGCCCGCCGCTACGGTCGTTCGGCGTGTCAGGTCGCCCGCCGCTACGGTCGTTCGGCGTGTCAGGTCACCCGCCGCTACGGCCATTCGGCGTGTCAAGTCTCCCGCCGTTACGATCGTTCGGCGTGTCAGGTTGTCCGCTGTTATAACCGTTCGGCGTGTCAGATCGCCCACATCAAGCGGCACCGGCAGCGGCAGTGCATGCCATTCGATGATGAGCTTGTACCCATCGTAAGTCGCATCCCCGGGCCCATAGGTGCGGAATACCACATTGTTGGGCGCCGGGATATCAATCATGAAGCCGATCCACGTCTTGCCAAGCCCGGGACTGTAGTAATCTGAGTCCAACCAGTCTTGGACATTCTGCACAAAGTCCGGGAACTCTTCATCGGCCGCCGCAGAGCCGTAGGTCTTCGGCTCGGGCCACACCCAAGGCCCGCACGCTCTCTTGGTCATCACTGACCCGAAGTAGCGCTGGTACGGGGTCATGAGTGGGGTTGTAAAATTGTTTTGATAGATGCAGGGCACTGAGCGTGAATTGAGATAGCCCACGATCGAATTCGCATTGGCAATATCGGTGTCGGGGTCGGCGTTCAGCCAGCTCCCTGCTGTGTCGAGGGGATAGGAGTTTTGCTGCAGGACGTTACGACGCCATAGCTGGTAGATCTGAGTACCAAACCACGTCGGATCGAAGATCTCGCCTTCAATCATCAGGCCAATCCAGCGCGAAGATCCTTGCGATGGGATAGCTGTCGCAAACGTAAAGTCAATATCCGACTGGGCCGGTTGGAGTGCAAGCGAACCATAAGCGACAGGCTCAGACGCAGCGATGAAGGAATCGAGTGCGTACTGCCTACCGTTGCTGCTCAGCTCGTATGCGAATACTTGTAAGGTCGGAGCGCCTGGCAATGGAGCGTCTAAGCGCCTCATAGGCACCCGAACGGTCTTGATGTCCTCTCCCGCCGGGATCTCCACCGTGGTGCCAAGCCCTTGTAGGTACGTGACGCCGGTATTCGAAAGCCACCCACCACCTGTGGGGTCGACCATCGTGTCTGCTATCTCGGAATCTGCGCTGTTCCGCACCATGAAATCGAGCACGTCTGTTTGCGATGCGCCGTAGTAGAAAGCCGCGCCGTTGGCTTGATGGAGCGCATTCTGAGCGCTTCGGTCCCAGTGGCCATCGGAGGCCATCAGTGCAATAGCACGCTCATGGTTATCGTCGTCAACATCATCGAGATTATGCTGCGGAATAAATTCGATGTACGCCTCATCGACGATCGCATTCTTCGGAACCGATGGGCTTCCGGAGTCAGGATCAGTGAGGTCCCAGATGTGGTAGGTAGAGCGCCGCTCGTCCGGCCCGGGGAGCTTTGAGTTATCTCCTTCAAGAAGTATGGCACTACCCGCTGGCCCTGGGCTAGTTATGAGGCGCGGAGCCCAGTGGCTCTGGTTGAGACCCGAGCTGAATGTGCTGATGCTCATCGGCGGATGGCTCGGAGCGGGAAGCGGTACTCCGGGGTCTCGCCCCACTCCACGTAGCTTCCGAGGTCGCGCACGTATCTGCCGAAGGGGAGATCACTGCGCCAACGGTTGCGGATGTCTTGGATCGGGAAGTCGAGCACTTTCATTTGCATCGAAATAATCGTCCCGTCCTTTTGTCGTGCATCGTGACGATTATCGAGCAGCCAGCGGAGCAGACCCATACCGAGCCCTGCGGGCCGAGTCAATACGGTGCAGTAGGCGCGGTAGTCCACATTGTCACCGACACGATCAATCAACTTCACTGCATGAAACAGGGCTCCGCCAACTGGCTTCTTGTCTTGGTAGGCAAGCATGACGAAGTTCTCTTGCGTGACGCGATCACGAGGCTTACGTGCGCCTTCGCGCTTGATCAGGAACTCGCTGTGTCCCTCTCGCCCACCCGCCTTGCGATAGCGATCGTAGATCTCGTCACGGATACCGCAACCTGGATCCTCGCCGATCTTCTCGGCCACGAGATCATGGTAGAAGTTGGAAATCTTGCGAAAGACGTGACGTCCCTCGCGAGTCTTATCCTCACTCATGCTGCGATCATCGCGGAAGGACAGCGATCCGATGCGAATCGGGAGAAGGTAGGGCATCAGAAAATCGCCGGAAGCGCGCCGAGCACAACTTCCATGGGCACGAGCGCAGCATTGGCATTAAGCAGATGATCGAGATACCCCCAAGTTGAAGTATCGTTATCCCATGCCCCTGGAGTGAAAGCAGCATCTATGATCAATCGACCATTCACCCAGGCTTTGACCTGCCCCGCCGTGTCAACACCTACCGTGATCGTCCGGGGCTGCGCCACGTCGTCGATCTCTACGGTTCCTGTTCCCAACCCAGGAAGAGTAATCGCAAGAGTACTGCCCAACTGACTGAAACTTACAAATAGCACGGAGTTTGAGAAAGCGAGTCCTGTTTCAGCGTCACGAACTCCAAATATCAGAGTCACATTGTCGGCGGCTTGCGCCGCGGTCACTGGATTCGAGATAGCTAGGTCGCTTTCAAAACTCAAGTCAGCCGCGGGCGACCCCACCCGGAACATTCGCTTGCGCCTTCGCTCTTGGCGAATGCGAAGACGAGCTTGCTCTCCGCTCATCCGGCCGCTAGCGGGCTTCAGATCTCCAGGTGGGGTAACGTTGGGCACTTACTTCTGCGCTCCTTGGTTTGGGAACATCGGGTCGCGCTTGGTCCGCGGTCGCAGGTTCATCGTGTCCGCGAGGCGATCGAGCCCTTCGATGACTCGATTGCGGCGGGCGCCTTCCGTGCGCGTGATGCGCCGCTGAATCTCATTCAGCTCGTGGAGAGACAACGACGCGTTGACTTTGGGCTGCCACTCCGCGTAGAACTTGCGACGTGACTCATTCAGCTTCGCCAAGACCTCCTTGACCTCGCCAATCTTTTTGTCCCTCTCGAGGAGTTGGGCCTGGAACTGGCCGTTGTCCATCACCTCGGGCTCGGGCTCGGGCTCGGGCTCGAGCGCGGGCGCGGGCGCGGGATCCTCGCCCTGCATGTTACCGGTCGCCTTGGCCAGCGCAACCATGCCTGTGGCAGGCACATCGGGCGAAAACGTCTCTGTGCTTGCCTCGACCCCGTCGGTCGCTTCGGGGGCCTCTTCCACTTTGACTTCCGGCGCTTCGTCGGTCATCGCTGTGGTCACTTCGTCATCGAAAGGGGTGTCTTCTGCCATGGGTCACTCCATTCTCGCCGTCACCCGGCGAGGGGCTTGTTGGTTGATGGTGCGGGAAAGGGGGCCGGTCCGCAAATCGCGCAACCGGCCCCCGGACTTTCTTGCGTCACTCTGACTTCTAGCCGTTCGTGACCAGCTCCGCGATCTGGATCTGCTTCCGGGTCGTGTACCGGCGGTCCCAGTTCACGGCGTCCTGCATCTCCGCGATGGTCGGCGACTTGCCGGCCTGGCTCACGCCCAGCCACGCGAATCCGCGCGGATGGATTGCCAGCTCGACGCGGGAGTGCAGGGTTTCCTGACCTCCACCGTCTCCCTGGGCCTCGATGCGTTCCACTGCGGTGGGGACGCGAGGCGACCCGACTCCGCTGGCGAAAGCCCCGAGTCCGAACAGGAACGAGCTGTAGTCCACGTTCCCCGTGTTGGCGACCGCGGGGAGAGCGTCGTCCACGATCACGCGACGGCCGAGGAACACCGGGATGTTGACTTCGCCGCGGGCATCCGGGATGAAGTCGATCAGGTTGTTCTTCTGCATGCGTGTGTAGACCACGGAATGCACTGCGAGTGCCACGAGGTTCTCCGAGTTCTCACCCATCGTCTGGGCAGCGTCGAGGAAAGCCTCGGCCGAGAACAAGTTCACCGCGGTGGGCGAGCCTCCGGCCGCGAGCGCGACGTCGTTCCGCATGTCTCCCGAATCGTTCGCGAGGTTGTCCGCGATGAGACCCTGAACCGACGCGATCAGATATCGGTTCCACTGACGAAACCAGTAGTCCGACACGCGCGAGGCGATCGATTCCATGGGGTCCGAGCCGGCGAGTGCCTGCGCGAGATCCATGGTGGACCAGCTCTGGTTGCGGCTGTGCCGCTGCGCGATCTCGCGTCCCGACGTGGTCTTGAGTGCCGTGGCCGGGCTTGCGGGATTGTCGGACGAAATGTTCGCCTCGGTGTCGTCCAGATCCTTCCAGTGAGGGACCTGAATCGTCTCGCCGCCTCCGGCGAGGAAGTTGTCGAGCAACTCCGAAGGCACCATCGCACCGCTCTGGACGAACTGCGACTTCTGTGCAGTCAAGAGCTGAACGTATCCGGTGAAGACCTCGGGCTCGACGACATCGGTTAGTCGTGTTTCTGCCATTGTACTTACCTTTCATTCTTGGGTTGATGTTGAGTTTCTCTTGCAGGAACTCCTGTCATCAGGACTTCCGAGGTCTCCGCTTCTTGGCCGCGCATTACGGCGTCTGCGGGTGATCTACTTCTTGGACATGTGCGGGAAGAACTGCTCAGCTTTCTTCCCTGCAGCCACGAAGAGTCGCCCGGCGCGAACCGGATCTGACTTCACGAGCTGCCCTGCCTTGGTCATGTTGTTCGGTCGACCAGTTTCCTTGTTGATCGCGAACGGATTCTCTCCGCCCTGCATATCGCCGCCCTTACCGCCCGATGCGCCAGCACCCTTCGTGGCGCCGAACCAGTAAGAACGATTTCCCGATTCTTTCATGTCGAGGAAGACCTGTTCTGGCGTCAGCCCTTGGGAGACCCCAGGCAGACCTTCGCGGCTCACGGTTTCTCCGTCGACGATTTCGAACACACGGGCGGCCCAATCTGCGATGTCGCCACTCGACAGCACTTCCTTCTCGACCAAAACGTCCTTCGATTGCGCAGCGCGCTCGACTGCCGCGACGACCGAACCTCGAGTCCGCTCTGCGGCCAAAGTATTTCGCTCGCCTGTGATCTCTTCGAGCTGCTTCGTCACCTTCGCGAGAGTACGCTCGATGGGCCGGATGCGTGCGACCGATCGCGTCTCGACCAACTTATCGAGATCCTCGTCGTTCGGCCCGCCTTCTCGCTTCAGACCTTCGATCTGCGTAGTGAGATCTTCGACCTGAGTCTCCATCTCTTCGATCGTCTCGGGGGTACGCTCGCCGAAGCCGCCTAGCTTCGTCTTGTATCCGGATGCCACGATGCGCTCCTTGCGCAACGCTTCTTGCACGCGCTCGACGTCCGCCGATGTCCGCATGCCTTCGATACCCGTAATTTCGAACTTGCCATCTCGCTCGGTGTAGAGGCTATGAAACGCCTCGTCTACTCCGTCAAGATTCTCCACCACCGCGGTCAAACTCATCTTCGTCATTCTCCATGGAATCGCCAGTCGGATCATCCGAAGGCGTGGAAGGGTCATTGCCCGAACCAGCGGGCTCTAGGTTTCCTTCTTCTTCAAGCAGCGCAAGCTCTTCTTCGAAAGTCAGGCGCGTGAAATTACGATCTTGCAGCCACTTGTGCAATGATTTGTCGGACAACTTGATCTTTCGGCCGGTCGCTTCCGCGAGCGCCTTGAGCTGCGAAGCATCAACCGTATCCTGGGTGAAGTCCAAGTTGGGCGTGACGGTGACTTCGTCGGGATTCGCACCGATCCAAACAGCACACATCTTCAGGATCTTTTCCAGACCCTTTGCACCAGTTAGCGCTATCGACTGTAGCGTAGCAGTCTGCGCGGAAACGCGCGTACGGAGCGCTTCACCTGATTCGGCTTGGCCCCGACGAGCTTCCAGCAACCGCGGACCCATTGATTGCGCCCGGGACTTGTCAGACTCCAGGGAGGTTCGCATCTCCGGGATGCCTTCCGAGTCGATGCCGATGAACTTGGCGTCACCTTCCTCATCGACGCGGATGACCGCCCCGGCCCCCACACGAGTATCTTCGTTCTCGTCCTTGGCCTGACCGTCCTTGCCGACCTCTTGGCCCTTGATGACGAGAGTGTCCTGGCCTAGGATGTGGAGCGCCTGCTCCAAGTCGGCGCTCTTGCGATAGATCGCGAGCGACAAGTTCGCGAGCCCGAGCAGCGGGATCTCGTTCGGCGAGTAGTCGAGGTCATCCGACCCAATGAACACGAACGGAATGAAATCGAGCGTCGCGCCGCGGAACTGCGGCAGGATCTCTTCGCTCGTCACCTCGTTATTCTTCGTGAACGTCGAGTACACAAGCGGGTTGGATGTGCTGAGGGGAAGCTCCGGATTTTCGGGCATTAGTTGAGCGACACGGAACTGACGCTCTTCAACCCAGTCGAACTGCTCGACGCCGTCCTTGCCGCGTACCTGGACCGTCTCATTCATGACCAAGAACGATAGCTCTGCCTTCGAGAAATCAGTGAGGCGTTCGTCGTCCCAGTTGATGATCGTCTCGGCTTCATACTCGACGAGATGCGGTACCTGCGCCCGGCCGGCGAAGAACGGATCCTGGGGAAAATCCGCCAGCAATCCAAACCGACCGAACTTCAGCTGGTTCTCGTTGATCTTCCGCAGAAGCATATTGATGTCGAGCCCCTGGCGAGTCGCGGCCTCCCGCATGGGCTCCAGGGCTGCCGGGAGTTTGATGACTGCTTCTTCTTTGTGCATGACCGAAACGAGGAGATTGATCGCTTCGCTTATGAACTCCGGGAACTGCGCCCGCGCCAGGTACGCATTGTAGCTGACGGCGCCGACGCCCGATGCGCTTTTGAGCGCGCCATCTTGGATCTGTCCCGCGGTGGCTGGCAGATATGCCGTGCCTGCACCCTTTACCGTGCGCTCCCCGTTGAACGTATCACGCATCACCCGGTAGTCGTCCGCGATCTCTATGAACTCGGGGTGCTTCGATTCGATACTCACTCAGCTCCCCCGTTACACCATTCCGGTCGTTCGATCGGAACCGCCGCGCCTTGGTGGCGGAGCGAGTGCAAGTATCGCGGCTTCGGCGTGATCAGGAGAATCGACGCCGCGCGATTTCAGTTTCTTCTTCGCTTCGACCTGCATCTTCCCGGTCTCGAGCCTGATGTACAGCGGCTGCGAGAGCTGCGACGTCAACTTGTGGTCGTCGGGCAGAAGGATCATGTCTTCGAGTTTGTGGAGCTGGCCGCTCTTCCCGTTCGTCGAGATGAACATCCAATACTGATGCGCGGCCTCGAGGAGACTCCGCATCGTCCACCACAATTCGCCCTTCAGGTTCGTGAACTTCTTCCGAGAGTTCTTCCCGTCAGGCCACTTCTTGCGAGTCGGCTTGGTCCCTACGTTGATGCCCTTCGTCACGAAGTCCATACGTCGGAATGCAGCCAAGACCCCCTTGCCAACTCCCACGGAGTCGTAGAGGATCATGTCGCACTTCAGCTTACGGGCTGCCTCTTCTGCTGCGCCCGCGATATTGATCGTGTCGTCATCGTCCCACTCGATCGAGCGGCCCATGACCGCGCCCCACTTCGGCACGAGGACGGAGAGGCCTGTTCCGCCACCACCGACATCGAGCCCCGCCACGCCAGCATGCGGCTCTGGTAGGAGGCCTGCATTCTTCAGGTACTTGTGTAGCTGAACGGACGATCTGACCCACGATGCCGGGCAGATGATGTTCGAGCCCGTGCCCTCGTAATCGAGATCGACTTCGCGTGCCAGTACTTCCGGCTCGAGCGACGCCTTCTTTCTGGCGTACCACTTCGGGCCCTTGCGCGGATCGTCTTGCCATGCCAATGTGAACACCAGCACGCGTCCACCGAAACGGCGCTTCGACCACCAATCTCCCGGAAGGTTGGGCGTTGAGACCCAGATGCGTGTGTTCGTGTTTTCTGACAGCGCGCTATCGACTTTCTCGGGCTTCTCCAAGAAAGCGGCCTCGTCTATGAACGCGATGGATGACCGACCACCACGACCGACTTGGTTGCCCGCCTCGCCGACGATTGCCGAACCGTTCTCCGGGTTCGACAGGCGCATATGATTGTCGTGCTTCCGCTCATCGTATCCGATGGGCAGCAATTCGTCTGGCAGCATTCTGAGGATGATGCGCAGCTTCTCGAACAGAGAGTCGGGGTTGCCCAACTCGTCGACGAGGTCTTCCTTGCGCGACCCGAACAAGACAACCGTGCCTGAGTGAAACGTCCACATCCACCACGCAATAGCCAGGCACACCCACGACGCGCCGCCATCGCGCGACTTCTCGAGCAGGCCCTCTTCCTTGTTGTGGTACCGCTCGATGATCCACTCGACGAATTCGCGCTGCTTGTCGAACATCGTGAACGGCATGTACGGCGCTTCGCCGTCAGACGTCTTGCGCGGATCGTACGTGGTTACCCAGTCCTCGATCGCCTCAATTGGGTGCGTCTTGTAGTACTCAAAAGCAAGTTCCCAACCGCCCTGCCCTGCAGCGCGAATCGTGTCAAGACGATCGCTGCGCTGCTGGAAGATCACATTGTAGTTGGGGCGCTTCCAGTTCTTTACGCGTTTGCGCGGAGCGTGTAGGACATCCCACACCGCATCCAATTCGACAGACACGAACTACTTCTTCTCGACCTGCGTCCATTTCGCGCGCTCCCGGACATCTTTCCATTCGCGCTCGAGAACTTGCCCGCGATATTTTGCGGGGACACGCTTGAGTGTATCCGTGAAACTCAGGACTCCGCCGTCAGTCGTCCAGACGTAGAATGAACTTAGCACGGAGATCATCACGCACGTCATCATCTTTTTCATTGGGGGCTTTTCCCTTCCTGGGGATCATGGCCTCGCAGAAGAGCCCGATGCGAGGACCGGCTTCCGTCACTGTGATGGCGAGGAACCTGCATTGAATGGGCAGCGGTGGACCGCTCAGTTGAAAGATCAATCCAAGGGTAAAGATCAGCTCGTCCATGATGGTACCTCCGATGTCGGGGGCTACGCTATCACTTCTTGGCTTTGAACGACCGCCGGCCGAAGAGTCGCACGCCTATGTAGGCGATATACGCACGCCGCGGGGTGACGCCGGCTTCTGACATCAGGCTGTGGAAGAGGAGGTCTGCTTCCTTGCGCTTGAAGATGTGATCGGGGAACACGTCGTGTTCGGGCTTCAACTGCCCGCCGGTCCGATAGAGCGCATCATGAATCAGCGCCGCCGCGCGCAGCAGACCGTCTGGCGTCAGGCCGCAAAGCGCCCACACGAATCGAGGCACGCTCGCGCCGTCATGGATGAATCCTTGGCGAATGACGAACTTGTATCCGCCGTGCTTGATGTGATATGTATCGTGCAGCTTGTACTCGCCCCGCGCGATCGGTCGAATGTCCGGCTGGGGAATCATGTTCCACCTCCCGGGAAAAACGATTTGACAAACACGACGAGCGCGCCACCAAATAGGCCACCAGCGCCACTGATGCCTGCTGCCTTCCGGTCTGACCGGTCCATGCGCTTCTCGTGCTGCTTCGTCCGCTCGTCGATCGCAGCCAGGGTCTTGCCCTGCTCGACCTGCTCGTCGTGGATCTGCTGCAGAATCACTTCGCTCATGGTGACGAAAGCCTCTCGATGTAGCCGGCCGCTTCGCTCGAGCCGCCAAGCGACCCGGACGGCGCACGGCCACGGTGGTTGGCGCTGTCGTCTTTCTGCCTCGTGGGTTTCGGTGCTTCGCGATCGAGAAGCTGCCCCTGCATCTTGGTATCCCCCGACACCGCGGCGACATGGATGAGCCAGCAGTTCAACTCACGCACGGTATCGAACGTCTGAATCTCTTCGACCTCGAGCCCGAGCCCGCGCGCGGCGAGCTTGTAGTGCAGCGGCGTGGGCATCTGTTCCCCAGCTTTGCGGAGGGACTTCGCGAACAGGTCCGGTCCTTTGGGCCGCCCGGGGCCGCCCGGCCCGCCCTTGACGAACTGGCCGTTGCCATTGCGACTGGAGCTGAACGGATCCGACATCAGTCGAAGGCGCCCGTGAACATCGCGTCCGAGATCAACTCGAAATCTGACATCAGTCGCCAGACCGCGACCAACTCCTCGTCCTTCCACTCTTCGATCACCCACCTCGACGGGTCGTAGGCCGGGTCCATGGCGGTCGGGTTTTTGTCGTCTTGGAACCACGCGCGCAGGCGGCTTTCGGCGATCTCGAGGGCGGGGTATTCGGCGATCGTCGCCCAGGCGTCCGGGTTGTCCGCCAACCGAGGCCGCATGAGCTTCTGCACGCGGAATTCAGACATCAGGTGAGCCCGAGGTCTCCGGGAATGCTTGCGGCGTTCGCTTCCTCGAAGGTGAATTCGTTGGTGCGCGCCCCGACATCGTCGCCCGGGCTCACGTTCAGCACCTCGACGATATCAGCCGCGCCGTCCGTCAGAAGCGTGGTCGCGATTTCGATGCCAGCGATCCACGCGTTGAAGTCACTCGGCGCGAGATTGGCCTGAAAGGCGACCACAGGCACGTTGCCCCCGATGCCGGCGCGCCGGAATGCGCGCTCTGGGCGCCGGTACCTCGCGTGCCGAGTTCGAATTGCTCCCATGGTATTTCCTCCGTTGCGGCTATTTCCTAGCCCATGAAATTGTTATTCGCCGGGATCGACGATGAGAACCAAAGGCGCGCCGGGCGCTGCGAAGCCGACGCGATATCTGTTGTCTGCCGCGAGCGAGATGCTCCCGGTGCAGAGTGGGCCTGACCAGGCGAAACCTTCCAGCAGCACTTCGGACCCCAGGTTCACGATCGGGTCTGTGGTGCCCACGATCAGCTCATCATTCGCCACCGGCACGCAGAACACGGCCTCGCCTGTGCCGACGATCTTGAGCCCGATGCTGGCAGTGAACATCGCGTCGGGCGCTCTCGGCGCCGCCTGCATCTTCACGCGAATCGCCCCGCTCAGGATCGGGCGATCGAAGTCGATGGCCGACGCAGGCGCGGCGAACATCAAGGCAAAGATCAGAATAACGAGGTTTCGCATGGTTTCCTTTCCTACCCGCGGCGCGCCGCCTCGCGGCGGGCCTTTCGGGCTTTGTTCTTCTCGCGCCGTCCCTCGACGCGGTAACGTGTACACTTCGCCGCGTCGCGTCCGTACTTGCGACCCGTCTTGGAACCCTTCGGTTTCTTGCTGGCCATGACACTCTCCGGCCCCGTTCAATGGGGCTACTGAATTGTCATGTCACCTCCTTTCGGGGAGTACTTGTTGCCCTGCTCGTCTACGAGCTGCGTGATGCTGCGCACCGCCACCGTTGGGATGGTCATCACGCCATAGCACTCATCAGTATCGATGCTGATGTGGGGCATGATCACCTTGGATTTTTCATCGTCGTGGACGAGCCAGCCGACTGAATACACCACCGAGTTCTCGGGGTCAAAAGCGTTGATGTTCACCCAGCCCTTGCCGTTCGAGTGCGAATCGATCCACTCGATGAGGACGAGCTTCATTGTGCCACGGCCCAAACTGTTACGGCTAGGAGGCATAAAACAAAGAACGTCCAGAGCGGATCAGGCGGCGATGGCCGCCTCGCGCACTCCGAAAGAGACGACGGCGCAGCACTTCGTTCCGAGGACGCGCTTCCCCGTCTCGGGGTCGATGGGTCCGCCAGGGCAATTGGCTGCGTGGACATGAACTATTCCACCGCCGTCGAGGGCGCACTCCCAGAAGGCTCGCTCGATTGCAGCTCGGCGTGAATCGGATGTTCCCCGAACCTCACCCACACTGGAATCGGCCGGGCTTCCCCGTTCACCATGCATGTCACGACCCCCGAGGCCATCTCGCGGCAGTCGGCCACGTTGACGACGATGTTGATGCCCATGACCGGGCCCGGCGCTTCGCTTCCTTCGAACTCGAAATGCGTGCCCTCGGGCGAACCGTCGCCGGACACGATCACGATCCGCTTGCCGGTGCGCGGAGGATGCCGGCGAATGCTGTGAAACGTCCTGTACTTCGGCGAGGTGAGCTGCGCCGGAACACCGGAGCGCAGATCGATCGGCTTGATCTTGCTGGGCACTCCGCTAACGTCGAGCGGAGTCGCCTTGCCGACGACCAGCGGGCCGTCCGGATCGACGACCAGCGGCTGGAGATCTCCAGGGTCGACGTCGCCCAGGCGCGCCGGGAGGTCGTTCGCCTCGCGGTACTCGTCCTCTTCCGCGGGCGTCATGCCGGCGCGGTGTTTCTTGGTGCGCGCCAGGCTGATGATCTGATCGGCCGTGGGGATCGGGCTCGAGATCGTCGTCCTGGACCCGGCGAACGGGTCGGGGAAATCGGACTTGGGCACGATCGTCACGGGCCCCGAGAAACTCGGCAACTTGCTGTCTCCCAGAAGATCGGCCACAGGATCGGCCAACAGCTTGGCCGCCTCGCCGCCATGGCCCTCCAGGGCCGCCATTCGCTCTTCGACGCCCTGGTAGACCTCGCGCATGATCGCCGCGTCTTCGGCGCGGTCGCGCACGGGCGGCCCGAGCTGGTCAGCGATGTCGAGGTCCAGCTGCCGGGCCTGCGCCTTCGTGGAGGGCTCGAGCGCCTCGCGCTGCGCGTCTGTCAGGTTCAAGAGCGCAGCGATCACTGCGGGGTCGCACGAGTCGTCGTATCCGGGCATCGGGGGTTGCTCCTAGCGTTTGGGTGAGCCGTTCACTTCCATGGCCGCGACGGCGAGCGCCGCTACCTTCCTGATCGCGTGCATCGCGAGTATCTCGCCGTGCGGATCCGTGGCCGCGATATGGCGCGCATTGGCGATGTACTCCTCCATGAAGAGGATCCACTCGGCCGGCGAATGCTCGCGGTCGTGACCGCCGCCCCACAGAGAATCCTGGTAGTCGCGCTCGCTGTTGATCGCGTCGAACGCGGCGCGGCGCGGCGCCAGCTCTAGGGTGCGCGACAGGTGGGCGAACCTGGGATTCTCCAGGTTTGCGGTCTCGGCCGGGCGGGCCATTGACGTGCGGACGCGATCGGCTGCCTTCGAAAGGTCTGCGAGCGCTGCTTGCTGCTCCTGATCCAGCTCGACTTTGACTTTCACGGTGTTTCCGGCCATTGGGGGCTCCAAGGTATATGGGGGTAGGCCTCGCGTCGCTCAGTGCGATCTGGCGGGGCAAAAGCTCCGAGTTCCTCGGTATATAGCACGCCCCCGGCGGGGCGCAAGGGGGAGGCTGCGCGCCTCGCACCTGGATTTTGGGACGCCCCATGTGACCCTGGGGAAATATGTCGACAGTTTCGTCCAATTGCCGACATTTTCAGTGATAATCCGCCAAATCTGACTACTTGAGGGTAAGAAATCACCGAAATACTTCGCTTTTCGTATAACTTTTCGGCCGTTTCCCTGGGGGCGCGGCGTGTCAAAAATTTTCAAAAAATTCGGTGCTGTAAGCCCTTGGTTCTGCTCAGCAAAAGTGGTCATGGTGTCCGGAAATGTACGAAACGTACAAAACGTACGTTTTGTACATCCTGAGGGGAAAGACGGAAGAACTCAGTGCTGTAAGTCCTTGTTTCCGTTCAGTAATAGTGCCCCACTGGGCATGCTCCTCGATCGAGGCGCCAGTTCGTCCCCTGAGGGGAGGGTTCGAAAAACCAAATAGGCTTTTCGGCTGAGTAACCTGCGCAACCCGCCGGCAAGTTTAGAAGGCCTGCTTGCTCATGCACCGGCAACTTGCCTATGCGCTAACATGCAACTTCGCGCGTAACTTTCTTGCGCATGAGCTGCATGACACACCGCATCATGCTCAGCAGCAGGCAACTCGCGCGGGGCGTCCACTTTTTCCTACTTGCACTCTGCTGATGGGGTCCATCAGGAGGCGGCAACTTGACGGGCCGGGCTCGGCGTACGGTATGACGCAAAAGATGAGCAGCTCATGCGCAACTCGCCCCCTCGTCCGACCACGACACGCCCCGATACCCTACCCTCGGGGAACCCCTATCGCGGGCGCCCCCACGACGTCACATCTCGAGCGTATCAGCTGCCCCGCTACTACCCTACCAGAGACAGAAACGCCCGCAGAGCGCACTCTGCGGGCGATTAGGGCCTATTCTCTGGTCTGCTGGTTATCGCACGGGGAACCCCCTCGAGACGTTGCGCGGCGGGGGATTTCCCATTGTGCCCACTCTATACCCCATCTGTCCGCAACTGTCAACCCCTAGCGCGCAACTATCTCGCCCGCTCACGCAGGACCATGGTCTAAATCAGGGCTGCATATATGCTTTTTCTATTTGACCACGGTGTCCAGGGGAGACCGTGACCAGGAATTCTCCAGGGTCGGCGCGAGGTTACGAGACACTTTGCACCCCTGACCATGGTCTCCTCAGAATTCTGCAGAGTCGAGTCTCGTGGGGCGCCCTACGTATATAGGCCCCCTATTCTACTACTACCTAAAACCCTAGAAAGACTATGGCACCCTGGACAGAATCCCCTAACTACCCGTCCCAATTGAGGAAAAGCCTGACCATACCTTGGCCAGGGTCTCCCGATTAGACCATGGTCACGCGCCGGCGCGCCCCGCTCGAGGCCCGGCCCGGCGCCGAAACGACCGAGAATCTCGGAAAACGCGCCCCGCCCGGCCCGGCCCCGCGCGCGATCGGGCGGCGCGGGGAACTCCGATCGGTCGCCTTGACCATACCCGCCCCACTCGAGGCCCGATCGCGCCCCGCGGTCCGCCCGCCCCGCGGTCCGGACGTCGCGGGGCCCGGCCCACTCGAGGCCCGGCCCGGCGCATGGCCCGGCGCGGACGTCGCGCGATCAGGGAGCCCCACTCGAGGGCCCGGCGCATGAGCTGCAATGGATCCCGCACACGGGGCGGGCGCGGGCGGCGCGGGTGAGAATGCAGGGAGCCACGCGCGGGCGGCGCATGGCTCAACCTGAGGGCGCGCGGGGCCCCTCAGAACGGGAAGCGCTCCGCCCGCGCCCGCGCCGCGTCGAAACCTTCGACCGTATCCAGATTGCACCGATTCCCGCCGCCTAGGATCCATACGCGCCACGAACTCCGGCCCACGGGTTCCAGGTGAAACGCAGCGAAACCTCCGCGGCGCCCGATCGCGATATCCTCGTCCGCTATGATTTCCCACGATAGGACGTCCGGCGCGATCGGGTCGGCGAATAGCGCCGGGACGTGAAAGCATTTCCCGAATAATTCCACATTGTACGCGTACGGGAGACCGCCCGCCCCGCGCCATACGTGCGAGGCCTCGACCCGATGCCCCTCAAATATCTCGAGGGCGTCGAGGTACTCCGCGCGCGGCGCGCACGAATGCCGAGAAACTACGTGATAGGCTGTGATGCGGGATCGCAGGTTTTCCCCGAGTCGAATCGGGGTGGTTTCGCTGTCTAGTGACGGATGGCGCATGGTGTCTCTCCCTGTTGGAAAAAGTAGGGTGTTTTTCTGACAAAACCCCTGGGGATTCCTAGCGCCCGATCAATTCGCGGGCGCGCATCACCGCGGCGCCGATGGTAGTTCGGCTGTCGAGAACCTCGCCCCGCGCGATGACTCGCCAGCGGCCGCCCTCGAGAGGTTCACCGATGCGCCACCCGTCGGGGAGCGCTCGCGACGTTTCGCGCGCAGTCTCCTGCGGACTCGGGAGCGGCTGCGGATAGTCGCACCATGGCTCCCACAGCCAACGGCGCCCGCACGCGTCGCATGATTCGATAGACTCGCCCGCAATGGTACCGCGTTCGCTTGTGGTTACATGTCCGAGGTCTCGAGAGTGTGCCAGATATTCCGTACGCCATCGGGCGCGCAATTGCAGTGACGTTTCGGCCATGGTCAAACGTTCCTCGAAATCACTTCGATGACGATGGCGAGAATCGCGACATATGAGATCATGAGGATTGAGCGGTTTCGGAGTTCGTTTCCCATTTTGTTTCTCCCTGTTGATATCTTACGTATCGGCCACGTCTCCCGAACCTTAACAGAAAAACGCGATCAATCGAAAATAAATTCGATTGATCGCGCGCTAGCAACAGATAGGCAAAATAGATCCCCGAGGGAAGGTTAATCGATTGGGCACGCCCCCGCACACTCGCTAGCGGTGGGCGCGGTATCTGATAGGGTCAAGCGAAATCGTCGCGCAGTATCGGCTATTCGATTCTGTAGTCTCTGCGCGCGTGCCTCGCAAAATTCCCTAACGCGCGTCGCGAGAATTTCCCGCGCGGCTTTGAGGCCCTCGGGACTCTGCGCGTATTGTTCCCAGATGACACCCGCGGGAGGCTCCACTTCGATTCGACGAAATAGCGGCGCGGTGTCGTCATCATTAGTTGCGGCGATATGGTCCCGAAATACGTCAAGCGCAGTGCGACCCGCTCGCGCGAATTGCCCATATTTATCGAATTCCCACTGTGAAATTCCCGCGACGAATTCAGCCCAGTATACCGCGTTCGCTACATAGTGCATTGGCTCCGCCGGAGTGCTGAGATGAAACGAGATCAACTCGGACAATTCAGGGAACGCGGTCGCAATTTCATCATGCATGCAACCCCCTGCTACATCGCGCCCGCGTTCGTATGCGGTAGCGGTCACGCTGATATATGGCCCGGAATTCCCCTTCATTCGATGCGAGGAAAATTTCACCTCAATACTGCAGCCCTTGTAATCGCCGCTACTGAGCTGTACGTGTTTTGAAATCCAGCCGCGTTCCCAATTGTCCGCGGTTCCCTTTGCGAAGTATCGCCCGAAAATCCTGCTATCCACGGTTTGTCTCCCTGTTGATATCTTACGTATCGGTCACGCTTCCCGGACCTTAACAGAAAAAAAACGCGATCAACCGAAAATAAATTCAATTGATCGCGCGCTAGCAACAGATAGGCAAAATAACGCCCCCGCGGGTCGCTAGGCGGCCACTAGTTCGAGCCATTCTCCGCGCCGATTGAATTCGATTCGATACCGATGCCCCGCAACGGAAATGAGGTCACCGTCCGAAACCTCGAGAACATTCCCCGCGGCGCGGGCCGCTGTCATCTCGGCCGCAGTCCCTCCGCGGGTATCGATGACAGTACAGAGACTGAAAGCGTAGGCCCACGGCCCGGGAATCAATGCGCCGAAATTGACTTTGCGCCCCTCGGATCCCTCGGGAACGTGTCCGACACGATGCCGAAAGCTGCCGGCCAATAGTATGGTAGGGTTTTTGTCCCGAACGGGAACTACAATCGGAGTGCCGCTCATGACTCGGACCCCCGGGCATCAACGCTCAAGATTTCCCACTTGCGCGGAGTGTTGAGCGCTTCCCACTTTGCGCGGATATCCTCCGCGGTCGCGCCCGAAATTGAGAAGCGCTTTGTCGCGATCCCGAGGGCGCCGTCTTGTCGAACGAAATAAATATGGATCATGATCTCGCCCCCATGTCGCGGCACTTACAATCGGACGCGAGCGCGACGACTTTCCCCGTTAGGCGCGCAATTGTTTCGAATGCGGCCATATGATTAGGACCGCCTAGAATCTGCGCCCCATCGCAAGTCAAGCGCATCGTATCGCGCGCGATCTTTAGCGCGTGTCGGTCCGGAACCGTCATGACCCTACCCCCATCAAGAGACACTGCTCGGCCCCGTATACTGCGGGCGCGTCGCACGATTCGCACGGATACTTTTCTGCATCGGGTTCCACGCCGTCCGCATCATCTCCGCACGCGAGACAGAATCCCGCATTCTCGAGGCCGAACGTGCTAGCCTCGACTGCGGCCAGAACGCGATCTAGTGTTATCGATTTGTGAACCTTCGCCATGGTGTCTACTCCCTGTTGATATGGAACGTATCGGCCACGCGCGCCGGACCTTTAGCGACTAATTGAGGAAATCGCCCGCGAGCGCTTTATGTCCTTCGCGGTCCGCTGCAGCTTTGAACGATAGGCCTACCACGACGTCCGGAGGATCCATAAATCGCGCGTCGTGGGTATCGCCATCGATGACGATACGGCCCGCGAACGTTTCGGGCAAGGCCTCACCTTTGCGAATATCAAAAACAACCGCGAGATTCTCCGCAATTGGCGTTAGGTCCGCGGGCGACAATTCCGAAACGGAATAGGTTAGATGATAGTTCGCGGGGCGCGGAGGGGCGAGGTGCGCGAGACCTTTTGTATAGTCGTAAAATCGGACCGCAGGGAAATCGGGCGCTAGCGTGGCCCCGTACCCCGTATCGGTTGATCCGTCTATACGTACCGCGGGAACCTTTCCAAGCTTGACGGCGCGCAGCTCATGCGCCGCAATTTCGAGGGAGATCAATTCGCGAAATAGTGCGCGGGCACCTAGGAATAGCGCCGATTTCCAGAGGCGGGCGCGCCGTGAGGTTGACGTTACAAGTAGCCCGCTATTGAAACCGAGGCACGCTAGCGCGCATTTCCCGGCCCATGGGCAAAGGGTACGCTGTGAGCGGGGAACGAAAGCTTCGTTATGCGGGGACATATAGACGACTGCAGTTAGTACGCCGATCCCGTTTCCGAGTTCCGTTTTGTGTCCGCTGCCGAGGATCTTCGGAGTGGAGGGTAAACAGTGAAGCGCTTCGGAGTGTACTCCAGAGCGTTTCACTATACGTGCCCAACGTTCGCCGATCTCCGCCCGTACCGATTTCAAGCTTCGAGCCATGGTATATCTCTCCCTGTTGATATGAGACGTTTCGGCCACGCGCGCCGGACCTTTAGCATAAAAGAGCGAGCGAAACGAGAAAATTTCCGCTAAAGGTTTCGCGCGGGAGACCGATCGATACCACGAGACCACCCCCGACAAGATGGGGACTTGCACATAGTTGCGTATGCACGAATGTGCAATTGGAGAAACGGCCATGACGCGCCGGGAGATAGACTTGCGTACGCGAGGGAGTGCAACGTTGGATGGGCGCCAGAAGTCCGTCTTGCGCATCAATGATAGGCAACACGCGGCTCCGAAGTTGCCTGCTAGTGAGGGGTGGTCCGTCCAGAGATGTGCAACTCGAAAGTGGGCGGCTTCAAGATAATAAGCAATTTTTAAGACGCAAATTTTTTTGAGAATGAGCGACGAGCGAGGGAAGCGAAACGCTCCGCCTTCAAGATGTTATTTGCGATTTTGCACGCAAATTTTCTGGCCGGCCGGCAGCTCGAGACGTCCACCCCTCCGAACAGGCCACGCCGTGACGCGCCAGACGTCTCCCAGGATCCAGGTTCGAGGCCCTACGCGTACTTGTAGGTCCGTCGCATGTGGGTGAGCGCCTGGTCCATTTCCCGGCCCGAGAAGACCGGATGCCCACAGCGTGCGACAGCTTTGGTCGTGAGGATCAAGATACTCATAGCAGCGTTGTGCTTCGCGCGCTCGCTCGACCCGTGGGACTCCAAGATCTCACTCTCGCTCATGCGCGCGGCGAGCACTGCGTCTTCGAGTTCACCCGCGATGTGGGCGAAATGCCCAGGCACGAGCATGAATCCCCAGTCCACGTACCAATTCGCACTGGCGACATGCGTGCCATCTAGGGTGAAGTCCACGTTTGCGCCCTTGCCCAAAAGTACCCCGTAGACGTGCCCACCCTTTTCGATCTCGACTTTCATGACCCCCACTCCCCTTAATTTGAGCTATCCGGGTGGCGCTCT